ATATTCTCTTTCTTCAATAAAATCTCTGTAAGCTTCTGTTAAACCAGCTTGCTCTATTCCTCTAGCTAAACTTCCAGCTTGTCCTAAACCTTGTGCAGCACCAGCAAGTCCTGATAATTGTGCTTGTGCTGATTGTAATTGTGCTGCTCTATCTGCAGCAAATCTTTGTGCACCTGATTCAAATCCAGCTTGTCTTAATCTAGCTGAAGTATCAGCAACTTGATCTAAATATCTTTCTCTACCTAAAACTCTTTCTATACCTTCTCTAGTACCGCCAAAAGCTCCCGCACCAATTGCTCTTGCTGCCATTCCTCTTTCTTGTTGTGCAAAAGCTTCTCCTAAATCTGATATTGTTGATTGAATAACATTGTTTGTATATGGATTCATATACTGTTGTGCAGTTGCTGTATCAAAAGTTTGAGCACCTATTTGTGCTAATTGACCAGCTTGAGGTAAAATTTGATTTGTAAATACATCAGAAACTTGTTGTTCTTGAGGTGTAAGTTGTGCTACACGTTGACCAGTGTAACCTTGATAAGGTTCAGTAAAAACATTCTCTGCATTTCTTAAAGTACGTTCTTGAATTTCTTTAAAATATTCTGGTATTTGCGAAGTAACTGTTTGTTGACTTGGCGCTTGTACAACTGTTGTTGATGGTTTAAAAAGACTACCCATTGATTATATATGTTCCTCCGATATTTTTATAACCTAATTTAATAAAGGCGTTATGTTTTCTTTCAACGTCTTTACCTTGTGTTATTTCGCATAAAGCAGTTAGTTTTTTACTTTGTGCGTATTCTTTAAAAACTATCATCATAGCCCTAAAGATATGAAAATTACGATATTTAGGATTAACATGAAGCCAAAGACTTCTAAGAAATCTTTTGTCGCTATACCATGTTTCGTCTACAGCGGCAGCCATAGTTCCTACAATAACATTTTCATATTCTACTACTATAACAAAACTATTCTTAATGTAAAATACAATATGATCTAATAATTTCTTATTATTTACGTTTCCAAAGTTGTATGGTGATTCTGGAAGCCATGTTTTAAGCAATTCTCGTACACGTACAGCATCATCAATACGAGCTTGTCTTATTTTATATTTATCTTTTTCCATCTGGTCTAATTTGGATTCTTAATGTACCAAAACGCCAATTACTACCTAATTCTGTACTTTCTATTTTTACAGAAGATTGTCTTCCTCTTATTCTAGAATTATAAAAATTAGTGGTATTCGAAACTGTTATTGCTTCTCCTTGTGTTTTAGAACTATTAGGATAATCCCGGGTACGTAAAGTAATTATGGTATTTCCTGTTTGATTTTTAAAATCGGGAATAACTTTATTTATAAAACTAAAATTTTCACCATCAGCTATATCTCCATCTCCAGATTCAATAAAAGAAGTCATACTTACACCATCAGCATCAACACCTTCTTCGTGTCTATAAATTAAACTTCTACCTGCTGTTAATCCATTTATTGTAGAATAAGTATTGTTAGTTGCATTAGGTAAATACTCAGTTGCTAAAGGATTTAGTTCAACACCATTATCTTGATATGTACTTCTAGGCAAATTACCAAAATACCAACTATTTTCTAAATAATTATAAATAACATATCTATCTATTTGATCTGAACTGCTTGAACAATAATACCATACTATTTCTGAAAAATTTGAAGTTTGACCTGCATATACCTGACTATATTGATTTTTATTAATATCATTAAATACATAATTTAAAACACTACAAGGTATTTCTTGTACTGCACCAGCATATCTAAAAAATTGTCCATCTGACATCCAATAAGCAATATCATCTACTACTATAGCACTGTTCATACCAACAGATCCACAATCATTACCAAGTTGTCTAAATCCAAAAATAAAAGGTGGACCGATAAATGACATAGAGTGCATTGTAGTATCTGTCCATATCAAAATTGTACCTTTAGCAGGTCTAGCACATCTAATTTCACTTCCACCTGCTATTCTTTGAGAACCAGCTGAGTTAGTAACATTAGGTTGAAAAGAATTAAAATTTTCTTGATCACTAAATCTAATAAACATTTTATCTTGAGTTGAAGGTGTACCTATTGTAGTTTCTGTACCCATAAGAATTAAATGTCGTGTTTCTGTTGACACTACTGATAGTGTACTCGTTGTAGGTGCATTTGAAATTACTGAAGCAGGATTATCAGTTAAACCATCTGAAGTATTCCAGAGATAAGTAGATCCATCTCTTGCTGTTATTATTAAATCTTCTCCCCAATTATTCATAGACCATTGTCTCATATCTAAAGTTACATTAGACGTAGTTCTTGGTTGATTCCAAGCTAAAGCATTCCATGTACCAGTATTCCAGCCAAAACCAAATGTTTGTTTATCTGGACCAACTGAAATTTGATATGATATATTACAATTACCAGTTGCAGTTACATTAGCATTTGCAGTTGCACTAGATTGAATTGTATAAGCATCAGCGTTAGTAATTTCAATAATTTCATACTCTGCGTCCATAGCAGTATTAGAAATACCACCTATATTTGTTGGAACAGTATTTGAAATAGTTATAAAATCTCCTAATTGAGCTCCATGAGTAGAATGATTTACAATAACATTAGAGCTACCCGAAGTTGTATTAAATACAGTTGTTAAAGCATTTGATTGTCTAATAGGAGTTATATCAGCATTATCTCCTGATCTATAAACATAAACTTTTCTATCTGTTCCAAGACCTTCGTATCTATTACCAGTATTATCAAACCATTGATGTAAAGCTCGACCTACTCCAACATAATAGTCTTGACTGAATTTTTCCCATCCACCTATTTTTTGAGGTAGACCTTTTCTAAATCTTACTTTATCGCAATTTGTCCATCTACCTTCGGCACCAGTTTCGGTATTTTCTGTATCTAATCCAGGTATAAAATTTAATCGAGTTAATGGCATAATTAAACAATATTATACACAAGAATAAAATAAAATCTACCAGACTTTGATATTATATCTTGTACTGGCCAACTGTTTCGCCATTATTTATTATTTCTCCATAAGGGCCTCTTAAAATTGTGTCAAATGCAATAGATATTCTAGGTTTAGCTTTTAAATTTTTATCTACATAATGATATAAATATGATGGAAAAAAAATAATTTTATCTTTTTCGCTTTCGACAGAAATAACATTACTATTTATTTGATTATAATTTTCTATTATAGGAAGATTAGGTAAAGCATATGGTCTTAAAATTTTTAAAGATGGATAGTCATTTCTTTCTCCATCTAACCAAATAACTCCACTAATAAATGTATTCTGATGATTATGAGGAGGATGATATCTATTTTTTTCATTTGAATTTAACCACATAGATACTACGTCAACTTTATATCCTTTTCGTGCCTTATAATATTGTTCAGAAAGTCTTAATACTGATATTTTAATTTTTTTAACAAGCTCTTTAAAATAAGGCTCTTTTTGTAAATTTATTGTTTGTCCACCTTTAGATTTGTAATATTTAGTTTTTCTAATATTTAATTCATTAGATATACCATTATATTTTGTTACAAATGTAGGAATCATAAAATGTGCTCCAATATGTGCAAATAAATGGTGGTGTTTATGAAGAGGTACGTTATGTATTATTTGTTTCTTTTTTCTAGGCATGCTTAAACTCCATTGGTAATCCTAACATTGGTCTTTTATCAAATTGAAAATCTTTGTTTTTAGAATCATTATAATGTAAAAATACTTGCGCACATTCATTACCTTTAAATGGTTTCCTCCAGTGCTCAAGTTCACAACCTGCATAAATTAACATATCTCCTATTTTTAAATCTACTTTTATATTTGGCTCTAAGTATATAGACCAAGGGTCTCCTCCTAAAAATAAAGTCGTAGATATAGCACAACTAGGTCTATCTTTATGTTTAATTAATTCATCACCTTTTTTATACAACCTACAATAACTATAAGTAGGTATAACATCAATTTTAGTTTTATTTTTAACTGTAGATATTAATTCAGCTAATAAAGTTTCCATTAAAATATCTGAATAATGAGAATAACTATTTGGTATCTGTTTATCTTCATATGTTCCAAAATGGTTAAGCTGTAATCCTTTTTCATTACATTTATTAAATACTTCTCTTTTTAATAAAAGATAATGATAAGCTACGTTTGCAATTACTTCTGGTACAGCTTTTCTAACAACTAAATATTTATTTTTTTTAAAACTCATTTAAAAGGTGGTCCAATATACCATAATACTAAACTTTTTCTAGTTCCTTTTGTTACTGGTGTTACTCTATGCCATACATAAGATGGAAAAACTATTAAATCACCTTGATTAGTTAATTCTGTAACTTTTCTAATATTCTTACCTTTCTTATTATTTCTAAAATCAAATTCAAAATCTCCACCTTCATATTCACTTGTATCATTTAAAAGTAAAGTACAACTTAGTTTTCTTGTCTTACCATTAAAATTCTTATCGTCACTTTCATACATTTCATCTGGTTGATCACAATGCCAATCGTAGTGTTGATTTTTTTTATATATAGTATATTGAGCTTCTTCTACCCAATCAAACTCATAATTCCAATTAGCTGATTCATTTGCTTTTCTTACATAATATAAAAGTTCATCATAAATAGTTTGATCTGAAAAAAATTTTATATCTGAATTTCTTTTTTTAAATAATTTTTCTTTTTCTTTCTTAGGGTTATCTATTCCTGATATAGTTCCTTTTATTGGTTTTATCCTTTTTACAATACCCTCAATCTTTTTACAAAAAGATTTATTAACAGCATTTTTAAAATACCAATATCCATTTTTATACAACATCTAATCTAAATCCCAACTTATAATTATCCTGTCTTTCAATTTATTATTTTTTAATTCTACTTTATGTAATAAATATGATCTAAAAATTAATAACATACCTTCAACAGGTTTGTAAAAACATTCAGTAAAAGAATGATTTTTTTGTAAGTATTCTTTATTATCATTTGCTGTAATATTAAAAGGATTTTTCATATCTACTGGTACTGGAGAATGAAAAACAACTCTTGAATCTTCTGGATCACTTTGTAAATAATAAATAACAGATATAGTTCTTCCTAAATGTACATGTGTATCATTATGATTATTTTCTTTATACCAATGAAACCATGATTCAACTGGTTTTACT